AAGAACCGGCTCTAGTCCTTCTTCGGAATGTCGCCGAGGGCGGCTGGCGGTACGTTCGGGTCGTGAGAGACCGCCTTGGTCTCCGCATCCGTACGGTTCGTCTGCCCCGCCGGGACTCCGGCGGCGACCGCTGCAAGGTACGGGGCGATTGTCCAAAGCCAGCCTTCGTATGGCTGCGGCAGCATGATCTTGCCCGTGAGAAAGGCTCCCGTGAGGGCGACCGTAGTAAAGCGGCAGACGCCGATGAAGTACGCCTGATCAGTCCAGAACCGCCAGAAAAACTCGCCCATCTTCCCCGCCTTCCTCTTCACTAGTCCGAGTGCCAGCCAAAGCTCCCACTCGTCTTTCCAACTGAGATCGAACGTCCGCTCGACCCACTCCCTGATCCGCCGCTGCTCATCCATTCGTCGGGACGTAGGCGTCGTTCTGATGGAACAACTCGGCCAAGGTCCGCGTGACCGACAGGACGAGCGTATGCTCGATGTCGCCGCCGAGCTCCACGATGAGCCGCTCCGCCGCGCCGAGGTAGAGCTTCATCTTATCGGTCCCCGAGACGTCGGTCTTGCTATTGATCTGAGCCGAGAGCGCGCGGGCATCGGCAATCAGCCGCGCGCCGTCCTCGATGCCGATCGTTGCGATGTTCGACAGGAGCGAGCCCGCGGCCTCGAGGAGGAGCGTCTCGGCCGTCGAGATCGCCACGGTCGTCGATCCCTTACCGAAGAACGATGCGATCAGTTTCCAGAGATTTTCCATCACTACCCCCTCATGCCTTTTGTACCATTTCGTAGATCCCGATCACGCGATTCACCCAGCCCGCGAAGAAGGGACTGTACTTGTGCGGGTTGTTGTTCCGGGTCTCCGCGTAGCGAACGATCCGGAGCATGAGCGCTTCCACGTAGTCCGGCCCGGCGAGCGGGAGCGTCATGGCGAACTCCGTCCCCTGGTTCACCGCGGCATCGAACACGATCAGGTTCATCGGCCAGGCGAAGTCGCCGCAGCGGCACCTGTCCCAGTATTCCCGCTTGTAGATCTCGACTGCCTGCTCGTGCGTGAGGCTCGAGATGTCGAGCCCCGGGTGTGACCTCGAGGAGATGCCGAAGCGGGTGAGGCCGCCCGTATCGACGACGAGCTTCCCCCCGCCCTCGAGGTTATCGATCAGGTAATCGACGCAGTGCCGGAAGTCTCTTATCTTCGGAAGAGCCATCTTAGGATCGACAGAAGCGACACGCGGAGCATGAACTGCGGGCGGCGCTCCCGCGGGCCCTGGTCCTCCGCCACTCACTTGCTCCCACCGCTCGCCCCGCCGTCCTTCCACCACTCGACACACTGCGGGTACTGTTCGACGGCAGGCGGCCAATTCGGGTCCAGGTTCGGGCACCAGAACGCCGGGCACCCGTTGCTGTCGGGCGGGTTCCCCCAGACGTCCGCATGACAAGTCGCGTGGAACGGCAGGACCGCAACCGGGTACGTCACGAGGTAGAAGCCGTTCGCGAGCCACGCGAGCGGTATGAACCACCACGGGAATCCCATGCCTTACCTCTTGCCCTTCAGCGTGATGCCCATCGCGATGAGGCCGTCGTGCATCTCGCGGATGTCCGCGGTCATCTGCAGGCGCTGCCTCTCGGCCTCTTCCTGTTGCCGCGCGAGCGCGTCCACCTTGTAGACCATCATCGGAAGCGGCTCGACGACCTTCCGTAGGTCCGAGTTCTGCCGCTCGAGCACGTCGAGCTTCATGCCGAACGCCGTTTGAAGGGCCGACTGGCTCGAGATGAACGAGTAGACCATGCCCGCGAGCGAGATGAGCGCAATGATGTCGGAGATCCCGAAGCGCTGCTTGGTAGCCGCGGCTATGGGGTCGTGTTCGGCGGCGAGCATCTAGGGCTGCTGCTCCCACTCGTAGACTTCGCAGTAGGAATGACAGCGAGCAGCAAGCAGCATCGCCCAGAGGACGAGCGCCACCCGCGCAACGACGTTCAGCCGGAGCGGTCTAGTTGAAGATGTAGATGAGGCAGAGTCCCGCCACCGCATACATCATGATTCTAGCTGCGATGCGTACGATGGGGCTAGTGTCGGTATCAGTCATCATTTCGTTGCCGGAGGGGCTGCCGGCTGCTGCGCCGTCCTCGCTTGCTCCTGCTGTAGTGCGACCGCCCAGAGGATGTTCACCCTCTGCCAGGTGTGGAAGACCTCGAGACCGAGGAGGCAGACGATGAAGGCGGCAATCATGATGACCGCATCGATTCCGTAGCGCTTGATCATAGTCTTACTCTTACAGCCTACGAGGCACCCGCGCAAAGGCATCGCCTCCCTCTAACTGCTGCCGGCGCACAAACACGAATCAGCGGTCGCGTCCGTACAGGCGAGGAATCCTCCCGTCACGGCGTCCGTACCGACGACGCAGGCCGACACGCAAGTGGTGTTACACGCTTGATTCGTGGCGCTCTGAACCGTCCAGCCGAGAGCGCCCGTGGCCGACGACGTAAACGTGCCCGTCGTGGCGATGTTTCCGTCCTTCGTGATCGAGGTGGCGAGGGTTGTCGTCGAGTAGCCCCGGAAGATGTCTGCCGTGCCGTCCGAGACTGCGCCAAGTGCAAGGCTCACGTTAGAAGCGATTGCTCCGGGGTGCTCTGTCGATACGGAGAACCAGCCGCCGACGTTCTTGTAGTTCGTGCCTTCGGTGGAATTTGCCGCAACACCGAGGACGCCGAGGTTCGTTCCCGCCGAGTTGTCGATCGCCTGCGAGACGATGGAGTAGTTGTTGAGGGTACTCTTTCTCGACTCGACGTAGAGCCCGATGCTGTTGCCGCCTCCGGTCGAACCCTGATCCGTCAGTACGTATTGTCCGAAGTTGCCGGTCGGGGCACTGCCCCCCGTGGCGAGGGTCATGCCGGTGGCGCTCGATTGGGAGTCGTTCTCGACCGAGTTCCCGTAGGCATTTGAACTTCCGGTATATCCAGCCGACAGGAGTATGGAGTATGCGAACTGGTTCTGCGACGCAGAGCCGTTGCCGGTGATGAAGTGGCGCTCACCGATCGTAGACGTCGCCGGGGAGGACGCGAGCGTAGAGATCACCTTGACCGCCGAGCTCGGTCCGTCCGGCAGCGTGCCGCCGTCGATGAATGCCCCGAAGCTGCCGTTCGTGGCAACCGTCGCCGGGTTAGTACTCGACAACGCCGCATAGAGGGCGACGTTTTTCAGGTTGGTTCCCTCGGTCGAAGCCGCCGCGCTGGCAAGCACACCGATGTTCGTACCCGCCGAGCCGCCCGCCGACTTTCCGTAAACGCCAACGGCCATGCCCGTCGAGCCGTTCGCATCGCCTGCGACTCCATAAAGGTAGCCAGCGCCGGCTCCGTTGGCCTGCCCATAGACGCCCAAATTTCCAGCGGGCGTGGTCGTCGCGCCCATGCTCGGGGTCGTGGCGGTGCCTAAGGCCGAGTTCGTCACACTGACGCCGCGCGTACCTGAAGCGCCCGTGTATCCGGCCCCGTAGGCGACGTTCAGGCCGCCGTTGACCTGAGACGACGATCCCGCGGAAGTGACGGAGAGTTTCTCGGCATAGGCCGCCGCAGCAATCGTCGTCGGCATGGTTGCCTGGACGTAGAGCGCGCTGCCGAGCTCGTCGGGGAGCGTGCCTCCGTCGATGTAGGCCGCGAACGAGCCGTTGGTGGCGATTGCTGCCGGATCGGTCGAGCCGAGCGTCGCGTAGAGAGCGACGTTCTTTAGGTTCGTTCCCTCGGTGGAGTTGGAAGCCGCGAAGACGCCGCCGAGGTTCGTTCCCGCTACGGCCGCAGCGGACTTCCCTTCGATAGCTACAGCCGCCGTGGAACTGCCACGCGCCTCGGCGTAGATACCGAACGTCTCTCCGGCTCCGACGCCCGAACTGAGAGTAGAAATTCCGGCGTTACCGCCGTCGTTTCCAGAGCCGCACGTTCCGCCGAAGCCGATGACATTGAGCGCCTGCGTACCGCATGCGCCCGTGCCGAGAACTGTGTTCGTTGCGAGCAGTGCTTCGTTTTCCCGAACGCCTGTGTAGCCGGCGGCGAGAGCGATCGTTGCCGCTCGCTGGACCTGAGAAGCCGAACCCGCGCTCGTAATGTTCGCGAGCTGGATGCCAACCGTCGTGCCGCTTGGGCTCGCCGGGAGTGTGCCGACGAACGAAGCGACGAGAGAATTTGCATCTGCAAGCGTTCCCGCCTGCACTTCGAGGCCCCGGTCGCCGTTGCCGGAGAGCGTCGATGGGTCCGTGCTATCCAAGGCGAAGTAACCGGCGATGTTCTTTCGTCCGGTGGCCTCGGTGGAACCCGCCGCGCTACCAAGAACACCGATGTTCGTCCCCGCCACGGCTGCCGCCGAGCGGCCATAGACGCCTGCGGCAAGGCCCGTAGAGCCGCCCGCGTCGCCCATGACGCCGAAGGTGTCGCCCGCACCGGCCGGGTTCGACAACGAGTAGACGCCGAGGTTGCCGACGGGGGCGGTCGTGGACCCCATGCTCGGGGTCGCCCCCGTGCCGACCGCAGCGTTCGTGAAGGTCGCTGCTCGAGTAGCCGACGAGCCCGTGTATCCAGCGCCGTAGGTGAGGGTCATGCCGCCGTTCAGAAACGAGGCCGAGCCAGCCGACGTGATCGGGAAGTTGAGCCCCGTCACCGTTGCCGACGGCGTGGTCGGCATCGTGCCGGTCACGTCGAACATCCAGGTCGTGTTGTCGGATGCCGTCGTTGCGCCGGTCAGGAGAAGCTGGTTATTCGTAGCGTTGTAGTTGAATGCCGCTTCGGCTGCGAAGTTATTTCCGGTTGCTCGGTACTGGATATCTCCAGCCGCGCCCGCCGGCTTCGTGTTACCGCCGCCGCCCGATTGGCCTTGCACGTCCGGAGTACCGACGAACATGGCTCGCGTTCCAGCCGCCGCCGTGACCGTGACGGTGCCGATGACGGTCGTGCCGGCGGAGATTGCCGTGCTGCTGCTCGTGCCGAGGTCCGTGCAGTCGCCCGCGACGCTCGATGACACGCCGACGAAGTGTCCGTTCGTCGTTGCGTTGTCGAAGACGCAGCTCGCTCCGCCGAGAGCGCAGATTTGAGCCGTGCCGGTGTTTCCGGCTCCGCCCGTGACGATACCGAGGATACCCGAAGTCTCGGCCGCGCTCGTGATGATCGCCGTGCCGTTCGTCGCATTCACCTTCGCGAGCTTGTTGACGGTCGTTCCGGTGATCGTCTCGTTCGCGATCGGCACCGGGAAGCAGCTCGAATCGCCGAGCGCCGTCGTAGTCGACCAGACCGGCATGAGCCCGGCCGTGCCGGAGCCGGTGATGGTGCCGCCGCTACCCGCGGGCGTGGCCCACGTCCCGTCGCCTCTCCAGAAGGTCGTCGCCCCGGCGCTCGAGCCGCTGTTCAGGTTCGTGACCGGGAGGTTCCCCGAGACGTCCGCGGTTAGGCTGACGGCGCTGAACGTCGGTGCCCCGCTCGCATTGCCGTGGAGCACCTGGGCCGTGGTGCCGAGTGAGCCGAGAGTGGCCGGCGTCGTTGCGGCTCCGCCTCCGAGGACGATCTGGTTTGCGGCGAGCAGGCCACTCGATGCCATGGAGGCGACACCGCTGAAGTAGGGTATCCCGCCGCTCGTGCCCGCGGGGGTCGCCGTGAGAGTCCCGGTGGTGGTGACCGGGGAACCCGAGATGGTGAAGATTCCCGGAATCGAGAGGCCAACCGATGTGACGGTGCCGCCGCTGCCGCTCCCTCCGCCGCCGGCCCCGGCCACCATGTCCGACTGCGCCACTCCAGCCGCGAGCAGGCACGCCGCGAGTACCCCGCAAAGAATCCTCTTCATCCGCCTCTCCTCATCATGGGATTGTGGCCGTCACCCCAGCCGATTTGACGCTGGTGTTCCCGACCGCATCCTTTGCCGCCACGTAATAAGTGTAGGTAACGCCGCTGTTGATCTCTAGGCTGTCCGTGTAGGTAAGCCCCGTCGTAATCGCGAAGGGCTGCGGCCCGGCCGGATACCTCTGCCCATAGGGCACCGTCGTTTCGGGAGGATTCAGCACCTGGTCAATCGGATCACGGTAGACGAGGTACACAACGCCACCGGCCGGATCCGTCACCGCGTTCCAGGCAAGCGCTACGCCCGTGCCCGACACGCTCGTCGTGTGGAGCCCTGCCGGCACGGCCGGAGGCGTCGTGTCGACACTTCCGCCGCCGTCGGCGACCGAGAAGACGTGAATGACCGGCTTATTCGACGTGAGCGGCAACTCGGCGCGGAGCTCCGCCACGTAGAGCTTGTGGTGTGTCGTGTCGTACGCCACGCCCCCGAAGCCGCCGTTCTGGCACTGACTCGTCGCGTACTGATGGGCCTTTATCTGGAAGATCGCGTACGGGTCGATCGAGTCCTTCGGGATGGACCCGTCGGCAGCGTCCCCGAGCTCGTTCGTGTCGTAGAACATGAGAGCCCCGGTGACTGGAGCCCCGTGGTTCCCCTTGCCTCCGCAGTCATGTGGTTGCGGGATGCCGTAGTACATGGCTCCCCGGGCGGTGCCGCAGAACTGGAAGCCGCAGGCTGTGCCGCCGTCTTCCCGCTCGTCTTTCTTCCCGGCAACGACCATCGCTGCCTTGTTCCCGGTCGGGGTCGTCAGCCAGACCGCTCCGTGCCAATCGTCGCCCCAGGACTCGTGCGCCCAGCGGGTCTCGCGAGAGGTGTTGTGCATCACCTCAACGGCGTCCGACACGGTCGAATCGCAGGCAAGCTGAGTCGCGAATAGGGACGGGGACCAGGACGTGCCACCCGAGTTGGCGTTCGTCCGGAACCGCCCGGTTCCGAGTGCTCGGCCTCCCGTGTGTACGTCTGCCCAGGCTTGCGGCAGAAGGAAGAGCCAGCGGCCGAGGGTCGAGCCTCCGTAGTTGGTGGTCTCTGTCGGGCCGATCTTCCACGGCCCCGTGGTCGCGGGCGACGAGATGGTCGTCGAGGCGCATCCGAGCGTCGCCTCACTTGCCGGCAGGTAGAAGATGTACCGCGTCCACATGAGCTTCCCGCCGACGGCTCCGAAGAGCACGTCACTCATCTGGAAGGTCGTATTCGTGTTACTCGGGTGGAGCCCCGGAGCGATATCGCTCATCGCCTGGAGGGTCGTTGCGCGCGTGAGCGCATTGATGTCCGGGTTGTTGATCGGCGTCGGAATGTTGATCTCGGCGAATTTCCCGGTCCCATTCGGCGCGGCGGTGAAGCCGGCGACGTAGAGAGATCCGTTCCCGCTGTCTCCGCCCGGGTTCACGGTCATGTTGAGGCCGCTGAACTGCCAGTTCACGTTGTCGTCGTTCGGAACCCGGAAGGCTCCGAGATAGGTCAGGTCGGTTTGCGGAACGATCCGGTTCGTCCCGGTGGCCGGCGTCGGCGTTGCCGTAGGTGTCGCAGTCGGCGTCGCGGTCGGAGTCGGGGTCGGTGTCCTCGTCGGAGTGGCCGTCGCCGTCGGGGTCGCCGTCGGCGTAGCTGTAGGCGTCGCCGTCGGCGTCGCCGTAGGTGTAGCTGTGGGCGTCGCTGTTGGGGTCGCCGTAGGAGTCGCCGTCGGGACTGGGGTCGGCGTATTCGTCGGCGTCGCCGTAGGAGTCGGCGTCGCGGTCGGGGTATTCGTCGGCGTCGCCGTTGGGGCGCCCATAGGCGTATTGGTCGGCGTAGCCGTCGGCGTCGGGGTACGGGTCGGAGTCGGGGTCGCTGTCGGAGTCCTTGTCGCGGTCGGCGTCGGAGTCGGCGTCCAGCAAACCGGGAGCGTAACCGAAGCGAGGAGGGCCGTGTCCGTCGCGTCGAGCGGCTGTGCACCGGCAGTCGACGTGATGCTGATTGCGGCGTTGCACGCGGTCTGCTCGCCATTGATGGGCGCCGCGATCTGCTCGGTCGAGGTCGTGCCCATTCCGTTCAGATGCGAAGACGAGTCGTCGCCGCTGACGTTTCCCGCCGTGTAGAAGACGGGCTGCGCGGTGCCTCCCGAGCATCCGTCGTTTACGATGCCGTTCGCTTTTCGCGGCGCAGTCGTCGCGCCCGAATAGTAGTAGTTCTTGACGTCGTTCCCGACGCCGCCGCACTGCCAGATCGAGCCGCCGCCCGAGTCTCCCCAGTTCCAGATGACGTTGTTCCGGACGTCCGAGATGACATCCGGAGAGACGGAAGTTGCCGCGTCGTCGTACTGCGTATTCGGCTGCCGGTACTGCTCGTTGATCCAGAGGTTCCCGTGGAGACTCACATGGTAGGCGCCGTAGTTGAGCAGCATCGCCTTGGTGCCGTTCGCCAAGATCGAGTCCTGCACCGTGATGTCGTGGCTGTCATTGGTGATGTCGATGTTCCCGTCGAGAGGGCCACTCGTCGAGACGTGGTCGATAACGACGTTGTAGACGCCGTTTTTGATCGTGATGTTGTCAGGCTCCGTGTCGAGCGTCGGCGTCCTCGAGCGGATGTTCTGGATGATGACATCGTGGACGCCCTCGAGGCGCAGCGAGTAGCCGGTGATCGTGATGCCAGCGCCCGGCGCGGTCGTCCCGTCTATCGTGACGAAGTTGCCGACGACGAGGAGCCGAGAGGCCAAGGTGATCGTGCCGCCGACGTCGAAGACGATCGTCCGGTTGCCAGCCGAGAGGGCCGTACGGAGGCTCCCCGCGCCCGAGTCGTTCGTATTCGTGACGTGAACGGTCGAGCCGCCTGCGCCGCCGAGCGTATTCGCGCCCCACCCGGACCAGGCGGGAGTCGGGGTCGCAGTCGGAGTCGCCGTTGCGGTCGGTCCCGGAGTGTTGGTCGGAATGGGGGTCGGAGTCCTCGTCGGCGTTGCCACCGGGGTCGGCGTCCGGGTCGGCGTAGCCGTCGGTGCCAAAGTCGGCGTAGTCGTCGGTACGCGCCGCCCGGCCCCGTGGTGAGCCTTCCCCTTGATGGTGATGTTGCCGCTCGTGGTCGCTGCGCCAATCGACACGAGCGCCGTGAACGCTAGCGCCGCAAGCGCTTTGTACTGCTTCCGCACCGCCACCCCACTCGCATCGTCATCTGCTTACCTTCAGCTCGTTCCGCAGCTAAAAGTGTTCGTACTTGCATCGTAGTTAAGATGATTACCGCCCGTATCCGGGCAATTCGGGATCGCCTTCCCCTGCCATGCCGAGCCGCTGCCGACCGGTATATTGTCGTCGGTCGGCGTCAGCACCGGCACGTTGGCCGACAGCCGCGCGTCGCCGAGCGTGCCGCTCGTGATGGCCGCGGCACTGAGTGCCCCGCCGCCCGCGGCGTCCTGGTGGCTATGTGTCGCGTTCACGAAGCTATTGATCGTCGGCGTAACCAAGGTCTTCCCTGTGACGACGTCGACGGAGTTGGCCGATAGGACGTGGCTGAATCCGCTTGTCAGCTCCGAGACGACCCAGCCCGCGGTCTGGTCCGAGCATAGGATATTGGTCGACGAGGTGGAGAGCGCCGTGCAGGCGTCGGCCGTGGCGTCGAATTGCCCCGGGCCGGTCGCATCGGTGCCGGACGTGACGTCGCCGCCGGCCGAGACGTCTCCGCCGATCGTGACGTCAGCCGTGCCGTAGTCGAATTGGAAGCCGACGTTCTGACCGACCTTCGAGCCCTGCTGGAAAAGGACGTACTTGTCGAAGCCGTTCGTGATCGTGGTGGTGCCGACGGTGAGACTTCCGGCCGAGCCGCCGCTGCCGCCTTCGATCGTGCAGATCGTTCGCTTGCTCGCCGTGTCGTCGCGGCAGATGACGCCCGAGCCCGTGAGCGAGAGCGTCGAGCGGGACGCGAGGTTATTGCCGGTCGGGTTCTGGATGATCGAGTATCCGGAGAGGTTGCTACCGCTTCCCGGGTAGGGTGCGGGCTGCGCGAGCGCAAGCGCCGGGAAGAGGAGCAGCAGTCCGAGGAGTCTCTTCATCACATGCCACCGGCCATCGAGCCGCCGATCATCGGCATCCGGCTCGGGTCACCGTAGTCGACTTGCCAAGGAGCCATGTTCGTCGGGCCGTCGGTCAGGCCGGGTGCCGCGTATCCTGGCCGCACTTGCGGCCCGGGCGAGAGCCCCTGGCGCTGGAGTGCCGCGTCCCGAATGTAGTTCGGCCGGTATGACTGCCGGTAGTAGGCCTGATCGATTCCGCGGTACGGGCTCGCGTATGTGCCACTCGCGCCGGTATTGGCTTGTCCCGTGCCGGAGACCGAGTGGAAGCGCCCGGTCGACCCCATGGACGGCGGGCCACCCGCCGTGCCGAGGCTGCCGGAAGAGCCGCCGAAGAGGCCACCGCCGAACGGTGCCCCGTATCCCATGCCCGGCCACATGCCGAGCATCGGGAAGCTCCCGGAGGGAGCCATCGGATTCGGCGTCTGCCCGTTCATGAGCCCGGTGAACCAGGAGGGCGGTATGCTGCCACCCTGATTGAACCCCGGTGCCATGCCGCCCATCGGGCTGCCGCCCTGGATGTAGCCGCTCGTCGGCTGATACGGGGTGCTGCCACCCTGATTGAACCCCGGTGCCATGCCGCCTGGGTACTGGATGCTCGACGGCGATTGGAACCCGCCCGTGTAGCCGGGGCCCGTGTACGAGCCTGGATTGTACCAGCCGCTCATCATTCCTGGGTTAATAGTACTTGCCACGGGAGATCATCCTCCTAGCTGCACAATCCAGATGTTGCCGACGATCGAATTCGCGGTCGGTGCGCCGTTCTTTCCGGTCAGCTTGAGCAAAATCGCACCCGACAGAGTCTCCGTCGGAGCCGAGGCGAAGCTGTTCGACAGTCCCCAAGCCTGATTATGCTCCCAAGTCGCCGTGATCCGCTGGTTCGCTGGACCCGTCCGAACGATGGTTGCTCTCAGCTCGCACGAAAAGGCCGCGATGTTGAACTGTGCCGTCAGATCGAGAATCACCGTCGTGCCGAAGTAGAGCCGGTAGCGGTTCCCGCTCTGCCCATTCGATTGGATCTGCACGACGAGCTGCAGGTACTGCCCGTCGAGCGCCAACTGGTTCCCCGGCATCGAGTAGGCGAAGAGGTTCGTCTCGACGGTCGATGCGGGCGTGCCGATCGAGCCCGCCTGTACGTCGAGAGTCGTGACCGCTCCGCCACTCGACATCCCGACCGACTGGAAGTGTCCTCCGTCGAAGAGGAGGTCGAGGAGCGCGCCCGCGGGGATGCCGCCTGCGCCGAGTTGGTTCCCGGCGTTGTCCGTGATCGGCACCGCGCCGATGCTGTTCACGTTCAGGGTGACGGCCGAGGTCGATGCGTTCGGGAACTTGACCGCGTACGCTTGCCCGACGACGAGGACTGCGCCGACGGCCGGAATCGTCACCGTGTAGGTGTCCGTCCCAGCAGCCACTCCGTAGAGCGGCGCGGTCGACGTCCGGAGAACGTCCTCCGGTAGCGCGATGTCGAGCGGCACTCCGAACTGGATCTCCGTGATCGTGTTGTCGAGCGCGCCCGAGTCCATGATGACCGTGACGGTCGTCGTGCCGGTCGCGAAGACGCAGGCCGAGATGTATCCGTAGAGCGGGTCGCTCGACGGGAAGATCGCCTTGATCCGGCGGTTCACCTCGACCGGGCCCGGGTCCGCCACGTTCGACGTCAACTGGTTCCCGGAGAGCGTGAAGTGCGTGGCGTCTACGATCGTGAGCGTCCCGTAGAGGCCAGACCAGCGCTCCCAGCTCTTGTTGACCGACTCCTCCCGGCAGACGCTCTTGATGACGCGCAGTTCCCCGGCGAGCTCCGTCGCTCCGCCCGGGGCCATGGACGAAGCGCCCTGCGGCAGGTTCGTGTCGGACGTGGCAGCATCGGGCTGCCAATCGATTATTTGGTTGTCGGTGACCGGATCTGCCATCTACCTCTCCACAGCCTTCGACTCCGGCTCTTCCTTCGGTTTCAGCGCTTCGATGATGAGCGGCATGTAGAGCCCGCGGTCCCGCTCGCTCATTCCGAGCCCCGGCTTCTTCATGGCGCTGCGGACCTTCAGGGCGATCCGCGTCCGGATGGTCTCTAGGTCTTTCTGGTCGCCCTGCTGCATGGCGTTCGTGTAGATCTTGGCGATGTCAGGCCACTCCCAACGCTCGATTGTCCGGTCGAAACGGGTTCTGTCGGAGAGCGGCCCCTTCATGAGCCCGCGCTGCTGCTGGGGACTGAGCACCGCCATGTCCTCAGGCGCCGCGTCCTTGCCCGCCTTCAGGGATTCTATCACCCGCCTCTTCGCCGCCACGTCTTCCTGCTTCTCCGGGGTCATGCTCCCATACTTCGTACGCGAAATCTCGTCGGCCATGTTCTGGGTGGAGGTCTGGGACAGGCTCCGAGGCGACGGCTGCACGCCCATGAACGATGCTGCGGTAGCCAGATAGGGGTGCTCCGGCATCTGCTCGACCATCCGATTCCTTGCTTGGATGGAGAAGGGGACCATCTGCCCGAGCTCGTGCCAGCCCACCTGCACGGCTTTCCGAAGGAGCGGATCGTTCGGGTTGTATATCTGGTTGTTCCAGTAATCCATGTTCGTGAGCACATGAAAAAGCTCGGACGCGGGCGACGTAACCGTGTTGCCGAGCCACCGGAACGGAGCCTTGTACATGGAGTAGTAAGTGCGGAAGTAGTCCGGGTTCCAGAGCCGGATCGGGTTCCCGTTGTCGTCCATGTAGCCGGAGCGCGCTGCGATGAAGTCTTTCGTCTCCTTTGGCCACTCACCCGCGAGCATCCGATTCATGAGGGTCATGATGGTGCCGTGGACGACGACTGCGCCGAGCGCGAAGTTGACGGCTTTCTGCTCCCGGAGCGGTAGCTGCGAGTAGGGCGTTTTCGTCATGATCTTCGCTAGACCCGTCCCTGCGCTCGCCGCGAGCCGCACGGAGCCTAGCTGCCACTTCGGGAAGGCGAAGGAGATCTGCATCCAGTCCTTGATCGCGCGCGAGAAATAGAGTTGTTCGCGCGGGATCTGACCGAGCACGTTATTCAGGTGCTCCATGATCGAGTGGCCGATGGCCTGCTTCTCGGCGAGCGTGAGCGCTCCGCCCTTGGCCTGCATCGCCCGCATCGTATCTTCCCCGTACATGCGGATCGCCGAGCCGATCTTCGCCCGGCGGATGAATTCCATGACCGGAGCGGAGATCGGCTTGATGACGTCTTGGAGGCGGCTCATGGGGCGAATGCCGCCCCGCTTGGAAGCGATCTCGGCGAAAGCGTCTCCCCAGGTACTAAGGAACGGCTTCCACTCGAGCCCTGCCGCGCTCGTCTTCCCGCGCTCAAGCTCTTTCATGATCGTCGGGCGGTAGAGCCGAGCACCCGTCATCGTGACCGCTTCCATCATCTGATCGAAGGCAGGGTCAGGGGTGCGCTGACCGTTCAGCGTCTTCAGGAATTTCCCGCCCGCGAAGGCATCCCTGAGCGCTCGCCCCGGCAGGGGTGCGAGCTTCCCGTATTGCCGAGCGGCTTCCCGGAAGTCTCCGGCCAGGGCCGAGCCGGTGCCGTGGATGAGCGCCCCGCCCGCCTCATCCATCATCTCCGCGATGTTCCCGAACGTGAAGTGGAAGCCCGAGGCCGCAACGTGCAGGGCGTTCGACGTATTGGACGCGAGAAGGTACGCGCTGTACGCCTTCTGGCCGATCTCCGGAGCGTCCCAGATGCCTCCCGCAACTGTATTGTTTATGATACGGACGGCGTCCTTCGGACCCGCCACATGGCCGAGGCCGGGCACGTCCCAGGCCCTCGTGTGCGAATCCTTCAGCCAGTCCTCGCCGGGCAGGAGGCCCTCTTCCAGCTTCTTCGGGTAGAGCATCCCCTCCTTGACGAGATCGTTCACGGTGGAGCGCATCGCGAGGTAGCGCCCCTGCATCTCGAGCCCCTTCGTCATGAGTTCGACTGGGTTATTGAGCCGAGGCTCCAGACCGAACTCGCGCGCGACCTTGTAGGTCGGGAAGACGCGCTTCTCGGCGAAGGACCGAGAGCCCGCCGGGGTCTTGGCGGACGCTTTCCATGCTTTCAGCCGCGCGACGACTTCGGCCGGATCGCCCTTGTAGTAATGCGGCGCGTAGTTCTCGATGAAGCCCATCTCCTCGCCCATGTCGACGAGCGCTCGGTGGTTCGCGTGAGCGGCCTCTCGGAAGGAGTCGAAAGAGGACTCGAGGCTTTTCGGCATCTTATCGAACTGGCCGGTTTCGTAGAGGTTGAAGGTGCCGAAGCCGTGATCGGGCTCTTTCGCGAGCGTCTTCTCGAGGCCCTCGAGGCTCTTCACCGCGATGCCCTGGTCGAGGTGCGCCTTCGTCATGTTGTACTGCATGACCTGAGACGAGCGTTCGGCGGGCGCGAAGCGACCGGGGGCGAAGGTCTCCTTGATCTGCCGTCCCGTCTTCGCCGCCTCGATCCGGAGCCACGAGACCATCGACGGCGAGTTCGTATCGACGGCCGTCGCCAGCGCCTTCACGCGGGGATTCGCGTCGACTGCGCGCTGTACCTCGGCATGGATCTCCGGGGCGACTTGTTCTACCCCTCTGGCGACCGCTGCGGGCGCTGGGAGGGCCGCGTTGGCGGCGGCCTGCTCCGGCGTCTCGTGGACGGGGATGAAGGTCTCTGTGGCGTTGTCGTAGCGATAGCGGGGCTTCGCCGCGGGGGCTGGGAGCTGTGCCTGCTCCGGCGGCGCGAGTGGGGCGGCTGGCTCACCCGGCTTCTTGGCGTAGCGGCTGAGCATGAAGTCGGCGTCGTCGCCGAAGCGGCGCTTGGCTGCGCTGATCGCGTAGGCGCTCACCTTCTCGCTCGACCAGCCCTGTTCTTGGATAATCCGGTGCGCCTCTTGGATCTGCGCGTAGGCACGGAGCTGCCGAAGGTCCATCTGCGCCGGATCGGTCGCATCGCCGATGTCGGTGATGGCGTGAGAGATCGCGGTGCCGAGATCACGCTCGCTTCCCGCCCCGTTCCGGATGTCGCGCTTGGCCTCGACGAAATCGTGAATGGTGTCGGCCGAGTCCCCTTGGCCGTGATAGAGGATCTTCTCTTGCTCCGGCGTGAGCCCCGCCTCCATTTCCTGGAGCTTCTTGGTGGCGGCGTCCTGGGCATCGACAGACGCAAACGTCGAATTCGCAGTACGGTCGAGCGCGCGGTACTGCTTCGCTCCCTCTTTCCCGAAGACCTGTTCGAGCTCGCCAGCCTCGCGGACCTTGGCTGCTTTCTTCGCGGCCTCGAGATCCTCGAGGCTCATGTCGTACCAGGGCTGCTCGAGTTCGGTCTTCGGCTTCGGCGGGGCGGCGTCGGTGGTGACTTCCGCCATGACGTTGCCCGGCTCAGGGCTCGGCGGTGCCGCTGCTTCCGGCGGTGGGGGTGGCTCGACGACGGGCGGCTGGGCCGCCGCCTCGGGCGCTGCCGGCGGCGGTGCTCCAGCCTCCGGCGGAGCCATTGTTTCACGTGCATTTGGCATTTCGCCAGGCATTGCGGGGGTTTCATGCGGCATCGCGACGCGATCGACGGCGTGCCCAGCGGCCATGCCCGAGAGAATCCCGATCGCTTCTGCCGCAACCGGCGGGAGCCCGGCGCTGCCAGCCGCTTCCGCGACCTTGCCCTGCGTCAACTCTGCCCCGCCCGTCGCAAGCGCCGCCGTCGCCCGAGCGGCCATCGACGTGCCCGCCGTCGCCGCCGAAGCGGCCATGTCGGCCGGATCCACGATCGGAGCCATGTTCGACGCGGGGAGCTCCAGCGCCTTCCCGAGGAATTCCATCGGCCCGGCGTTCTCGCCGCCCGTGGCGACGGACGTACCCGGCTCGATCTCCTCGCCCGTTGCCGGGTTCAAGCCGAGCTTCGCGAGCCGCTCGGCGCGGCTGATGCCCTCGTCAGCGGGCTTCTTGCCGCCGAAGAGTATGTCGTCGAGACCCGCGTCGCGCTGCTTGGCGTAGACGGCCTGGCGCTTCTCGACCTTCTGGACGTAGGCTTGAGTCTCCGGAATCGGTGGCACGCCGTCGTGCTTGTCGACCGCGCGCTCGCCCGCGTTGTAGGCCGCAATTGTCTTCGGCCAGTCCTGGTATTTCTTGTAGAGCCGGTCGAGTTCCGAAACTCCGCCGCGAATCGACTGTTCTGGATCGTGAGGATCTGCCACCTCGTGGGCTTCTGCGGTGGCCGGCATAAGCTGCATGAGCCCACGAGCCCCCTTCGGCGAGACCGCCCCAGGGTTTCCACTCGACTCCGTCACCATGACGGCCTTGGCGACATCGAAGGGAACGTCGGTTCCCTTCACGGCATCCGATATTTCGGAGTCGTAGCCGTTCTCGCCCTTCGCCGCCGGAGGACCGAACAGGATGTCGTCGAGCGAGTCGGCCATGCTACTTGCCGATCACGGCGTCTATCTGCTGCTTCGTGTAGCCCCGAGCGGCGAGCTTCCCGGCGATCTCCTCCTTCGAGTGCCCCGCATCGAGGGCGACGCGGATTCTCGACGAGTCAATCGGCGGTAGTTCCTGCTTGGCCTCGGTCGCGGCATCACCGCCGGCCGCCTCTTTCGCGGTAGCCTTCGATTCCTTGACCGTCTTCACGATGTAGTCGTGGAGATCCTGCTCGTCCTTCGGGGTGAGCTTCGCGACGATCTTGCCGTTCGCCATGCGCCAGGTGTTCTCCAAGGACACCATCGTGCTAGGCGGCACGGCCTTCAGGTCGTTCGTCTTGGGGGCGCTTCTCCCGACCGCACCGGGGATCGGAATCGTCACCACCTGTTTGCCCGGCTCCGCCTCCGGGTCCACGACGCCCACGAACCCCTTGCCGTCCTTGTCGTAGAAGACGTGGTGGATCGGCTTGCTGCCCGGGCTCCTCGCGCCGATCTCGATCAGCTTCGTGAGCGTCTCCGGACTCATGTTCTCGAGCACATCGTCGGCCACGTCCGGATAGAGCGTCTTCGCCATCTTCGCGTTGAACGGCTGCGCCGCTGCGTTCAACTTCTTCTTGGCGAGTCCCTGCTTGTCGTTGTCGTAGAGGAACTGATCTTCCGGCGAGAGGGTCTTCCGGTATTCTTCGCCCCGCGCGAAGTCGGTGTTGATCTTCTGCGTCTCGGCCTGCAGATGGTCTGCGGCGGCCTGCGCCTGCGCGCCGAGCGACGTCTTGTACGCCTGCTCCTGCTGCTGGATCTGGAGTTGCTGCTGCTCCTTCTGGAGCTTCAGTTGCCGGTCCTGCTCGCTCTGCACGGCCGCGGCTCCGGCACCGAGCCCCATGAGCGCACCGTAGTTCCCTTTGACCGTATCGCCCTGCGCCCCGGTGATCGTCGGGGCGATGATGTTGAAGGCATCGGCGAGTTGCTGCCCGAGAGACGGCTGCGGCGGCTGGCCGCCGAGAGTCGCGAGCGACGGATCAGGCATCAGCGTAGGCTCCGGATAAGCTCAGCGTAGGAGGCGAGCGGATCGATGGTCGTCCCGGGCGCTCCGGCGGAGAAATTGAGCGGCTTCGCCTCGCCCGCATTGCTGTGAAATTCAGGGGCTTGCCGACTCGCCATGGCGCGAGCCATCGCGGCCCTCTCGGAGATCCTGTTTTGCTCTGCCAGGAAGGCTTCCTTCCGCGCCTCTTGTTGCGCTTGGAAAGCCTGATCTTGCTGCTTCGTCGCGACTCCGCCGATGGCGGCCAGTCCCGGAGCGATACCCTTGCTGAAGTCGTTGAGCCCAGCCAGGAACTTCTGCCAACCGGAGAGTGGCGGCTGGCCCGACTGCTGCGTGGTCCCCGATGAGGCCGGGAAGTTGAGGCTACTCCCCACTCCGGAGAGGCTCAGTGGGTCGAGCCCGTAGCCACCCGACACCGAGAAGTCCCCCGGATAGGACGGCTGCGCCACCGTGAAGTCGGGGGTCGAGCTATAGCCCGTGTCGAGCGACAGCGGATCGAGCCCGTAGCCACCGCCGAGCGAGAAGCCGCCCGCGTCGGAAAGCCCGTAGGTCTTGCTGACGATTCCCGCTCGAATGAGCGGGTCCAGGTCTGCGCTGCTGAGCGTTATAGCCATAGGATCACTTGTTGAAGTGCGCTCGGATCTTCTCCGCGAGCGACGGGAGATCGTTCCCGTAGTTGTTGAGCAGCAGATTCTGCGTCTGGAGCGTGTAGGCGGGCATGTTCTTCCGAGCGTCGTGCGCGTACGGGGTCAAGAACTGAGCGAGTGACTGCGAGGCTGCGAGCGCCTTCGGATCGTAGGACTGATAGCCAGCGGTCGGCGCGTTGTAGAGCCCCATGTTCGCGCCCTTGACGCCGAGCTTCCCGAAGATCTGCCCGAGCTCGTCCCGGTAGAGAGTGCCGGTCGTCGGCTTGGACTCGAACGGGTTGAAGCCGATCGCATTCGAGAGTGCCATGCCGATCGGCCCGCCGAGCGCCAACGTCTCGCCGAAGTTCTTGAGTCCGTGGGCGGTGAATGGGTTCTTCGTCACGTCGACAGGGCGCCCCAATGTCGAAAGGAACCGCCCGGTGCCCCTGACCTCTGGGCTCCCCGACTTCTGAAGCTGCCCACCGAGCGCGGTGGAGATAGCCGGAAGCGCCCCCCAAGGCGTAACGTAGGAGGCAATTCCCTCGCCGATACCCTCGCCGATGCCGGCCCCCTTGTGGGCCGTATCGAGATTCGGGTTGTTCAGCGTGTTGTAGATGTTGTAGCCAGCCCCCGCGAGACCGAGCCCGAAGCCGACGTCGCCGCCGATGCCGGCGAGCGTCGGATTCCCTGAGAACTGCGCGCCCTGCGAGAGCCCCGCCGCGGCCGCCATGGCCCGGCGCTTCGCATCGGCTTCCGGATCGAGGAGGCTGAGCCCCGTGCCCGCAAGTCCGAACCGCGGGTCGTATGCCCCGGCGAGGCCGAGCGCACCGCCCGCGAGACTGAACTCTCCCGCCATCCGTCACTGGCCCCCGCCGCCGCCGAAGTAGCTCGTCAGTTGCGTCCCCAGATTGGCGAGGCCGGGCAGAGCGCTCACGCCCGCGAGCGCGTACGGCAGGTAGTTGTTCGGCGAGTTCGTCGGCATCCCGCTCGGCGACATGCCCTGCGCGCCCGGCAGGAACGAATTCGGGAAAGTCGACGTCGAGGTAGACGACCCGCTGCCGCCGGCTGCCTGCCCGAGCGAGCTCCCGAAGCCCGACAGGAGCGCGAAGGGAAACTCCTGCGCTCGAAGCGCATTCTGGAACTGCGTATCGTATTCCCGCTGCGTCTGGTTCTGCTGGTACGCACCCACTCCGAGAAGCGTCTCGGCCGGCTGGTACATCGCTCCGATCGTTCCCGGCAGGAACTGCTGCGCGGCCGACTGCCTCGAGCGCTCCTGCTGGTAGTTTCCGCCGTAGATGTTCGTGGCGAGGTCGTTCAGTTGCCGCCCGAGCCCGTACTGGTCGAGCATGCGGCTCTCGTCGTAGGCCGTGCCGCCCATCTGCCCCGCGCGCTGCGCCGCGGCCATCGTCGATGGGGCGGTTGCGAACTGGTAGTTCTGCGTGACCGGATCGGCCGCGGCCTGGTAGGTTGCCCTGAGATACGGATTCGTCGCCGGGTCGAGGTACGCTCCACCGAGAGTCGCCGCGAGCCCAGCCGACCCCGTACCCGCAAGTCCCTGCGCCCACGGAGTCGTCCCCTCCATGGACCCCATGGCCGTACGCTGGTCCTGGGTGAAGGGCGCTACCTGCTGATTCAGGCTATCCGGCATCGACCGGACGGAGCCGTCCGGATTGAAGACGAGGCCCGAGTAGGCACCAAGATAGTGCTGCGCGTACGGCAGCACCCAATCGGGTAGCTGCGTCGAAGTCGACGAAGAGACCGTCGTCATGTCGTCAGGCATTAGCGGGGCCTCAGTACGAAGGGTACCAGAGTTCGGAGTTGATGTTCTCGTAGACGAGGATGAGCACTCGGTTGACGACTGCTGTCGTTCCAAGCGCGATATTGCCGCCCGTCACCGTCGTCCAGAGATCCGTCGGGATGAGCCAGAGCGGACCCGAGAAGCCCGCGGGGGGGTTGATCGTATCGATCGCCGCCGTCCCGGTTACCCGGTGAATCGGCCAGACGGGAGAGATCGTGGCCGCAGAGGCAATGTCTTCCCCAACCCCCTGTGTGGATGAATTGATGAGGGCAATTATCTCGGTGAAAAGCTGATCCGTGTACTGAAGGACCGACCGGATGTCCTTCGAGATGCTGACGACCTCGCTCCGGAGGTCCTGGAAGGATTTCTGCTGCTGCGACGGCTGCGTCAACTGCGGCGACGACGGCCGCCGGATCGGCTTGTTCATCGCCGATCACGGCGATTCCGACGTGTCGACCGATACCGCTCCAGCCGTACTCGCGCAGTCGAGGCGCATCTGCGGATCGACCGACGACGGCGTATTCGAGTTCGACCCGGTGTCCGCACAGACGAGCGAATTCGACTTCACCAGGAACCCTCGCGCCGAGGTCGGCGTCACGACCGGAGCCGAGTCGTCGATGCCGCCGACGTTGCACCGGATGTCTACCCCCTCCGGCAGGATGCACCAGGAGCGGCGGAACTGGTTCCCCGCGAGCACCTTGGCCGCAGACGTGATCGAGAGCGGCGCCTTGGTCGTCCCTAGGCTATTGAAAGTGAATGCCCAGGCAACGGCTGGAAGCAGCATGAACGGTAGGACTCTCCTCAACATCATCACACCTCACCCGCCAAGTCGTACTCGACCTCGTAGTCTGCAATCTCCGCCAGGGCGAAGACCCGCATACGATGCCTCTGTAGTCGGTTTGTCACGTTAATGTTGAAATTTCCATCGAACGACATGGGCGCCGTCTGGACGAGCGTCGGGGTCGTTCCCTGAAGATACTGCGCCAGAACCTCACACTGCGATTGTAGCGGATTCACGGTGAATCCAGGCCTTATCCGGCGGCACTGGTACATGTTACGGCGGTCCCCGAAGTCCCCCGGCGTGATGTACGGCCCCGGGCTATCGTCCGGAGGCATGGACCCGTAGACCCAGATCCGGTGGTCCGGAAGCACCACCGCGGCGAGGTCTTGCCCCGTCGTCCCGAAGAAGGGCCAGTTGTACGGGATGTCGGGGATCAGGTTGTAGAAGCCCATCATCGTCCCGAATTCGTCGTAGGTGAGCCCGAGATTCGCCGGTACGGGAGACTGGCAGACGGCCTCGATGATGAGCCCGCCGCGCGCCCAGCGCCCGGTCTTGATCGAGTAGCAGACCCAACTGTCGATCGTCCCGAGCGGGTTCGCGCGGATCGACGAGTAGTGCCAGAAGATGAGGTTCCGAACTGGATCGAACCGCCCCGCCGTCAGGAAGTCGTAGCTGACGTTCAGGTCCGCGAGGAACCAGAGCCGGAGATCATTCGGGATGCGGGTCAGGCTGTTCCCGTCATACTGGTAGAAGTCGTCGGGGCCCGGGAAGTAGAGCTGGTCTCCGGCCTGTACGACTGCCTCGGCCGACGCCACACCCACCTGCTTCGAGATCTTCCGGATGTCCCAGAAGAAGGGGGGCTGCGTGAAGTAGGCGACGTACATGGAGTTCCGCTTGAAGAAGGTCATGGTCGAGCGCTGCGCGATCATGGCCGTCAGGTTCCCGGGCGACGCAGAGATCGGAGCGGATACCGTCTCGGTCGGGATCCCGGGGAGCGCCCAGATGTCGTCGGCCAGCGAGCTCCACCAGGTGAAGGAATTCGCTGTATCCAAAAAGATAGAGAAGTCGGATGCCTGTACGAGGTCGGAGATCGGGGGCGAGCCGCCGAGGACGCCGAACGCCGCGCCGTTGTGGCTGACGAACGGCGGGTCGATCCCGTTCACCGCGATGATGTCGTTTCCGTACGTGTCGAAGCGCCACTTCCCGCTGAAGGGCGTGACGGTGAGCCCCTGCGCCGCCCAGTTCCCGTTCGTGAGAATGTAGAGGTCGTCGGTCGTGCCGGCGACGATCACGGTGCCCGCGGAGATCTTCGCAACGAAGAGTCCGAGGCACGTCTTCGGGAGCGGAGGCGAGAAGACCTGTAGGCCGGGAAGCGTCTGGAAGCCGGCTGGAGACGGAAAGAAGCCGTCGCAGTCGGTCAGTACTCCGTCCTGCAGGGGGTCTCGGTCTGGGGCGAAATCGATGAGCGGCCGGCGCTTGAACGCCATCAGAGGTGGCCCCGGACCTGGATCGGGCCGATCAGACGGATCGTCTGACCGTTCATGTTCTTGTATTCCCGGTCCCGTACCGTCGCGTGCGCCTCGGCCCGCGGGATGTCGTTCAGGAACGTCCTGCAGATGTCCTCGCACGTCGCCGCAACGATCAGCGAGAAGGCCTCGTTCGTCCAGAAGTTGGAGTCGTCGGGGAGCCGCGGCGGGAGCGGCTGCGTCTCTGCGGTCAGCTCCACCGTGGAGACCTGATTCGGGGCCGGGAACATCCGGAACATCCGCCCGAAGATCGCCCAGTAGAAGGGCGTGCTCGTCGTCGGCGGCTGGTTCACGTCCATGTAGAGGAGGTTCCGGTAGTCGGTCCTCTCCATGGGGATCCACGTCCCGTTCAGGTTGTAGCGAGCAACGAGTACGTCGAGAACGCCTGCGGGCAGCGGATAGGACTGCTGCCCGGGGTTCAGAATGAGCGAGGTATCAGTCTTCTCGGAAGCGAAGAAGAAGGAGTTGGCGTAGTAGTAGCAGCGGTCCTTCGAGAGGTCAGTCGCGGCCTGCGTGATGAGCGGGTCGCCCTGCCTGTTCAGGAGGAACAAGACACGGTTGACGAGGTCTGCGTAGGTTGCCACGCATGGCCCTTACAGAAGGGGAGCGTCCCCCACGTAGCGGATCTGGGAGGGCTTCGGGCCCTTCTTGATCTGCCCCGGGCTCTTGGAGCCGCCGTGCATGCCGGGCTTGCGAGTCTTGTTCTCGGTGTCCGTGAGCTTGACCGCGAGCTTCTTCATTTGATGTGCCTCATCGTACCAAGATACCGCATGGGGTTACCCTGCGCGCCGCTCGAGACGGCCTCGTCGTCGGTCGCTTGCTGCTCGAGCTGGAACTTCTTCCGTGCTCGCTCAACGGCGTTCCCCTGTCCGAGCTTCGTCTCGTCTTTGGCGAGCTTCCGAAGGCGATCGGAGCGAGAGATCGTATCGCTGTCGTCCATCATTCGTGGTGCGCCTGGTGACACATGGAGCCGACGTAGCGCATCGGGTTCCCGCGAGCTCGTGTCTTCTTGACGGGCTTCCGTGCGAAGTCGGCCAACTGAGAGGCGCTCATGCCCGTCTCGGTCTTCTCACCGCTACGGGCACGGGCTAGGTCAGCCCCCATGAAGCGACGTTGCTTCTCGCTCGTCGAGGGCATCAGGGAGTCGGCGTTGCCGTTGGAGTAGACGTCGGCGTCGCGGTTGCCGTCGGCGTCGCGGTTGCAGTAGGAGTCGCGGTAGCCGTCGGCGTGAACGTCGGATTGGCAGTCGGTACGAAGACGCCTCGCTGGCCGACCGCGTCTCCGCCGAGCGTCTCGTCTATGACGATCGTCGGCGGTTTGTACTTGCGGATCGCGCTTGCCCCGCTCCCGTCATTGATGACTTGGGCAAAAGCCACCCCGGCGCTGAGTAACGCCAGGAGGATCAGGAATCGCCGCATTGGCGCTCCTTACCAGCTAGAGCAGCAGACGTATGTGGTGCTGGAGCCCGTGATGCAGGTAACCGCCCCGGAGGGTACCCGAGACTGCCCGCTGCCGTTCTGTTGCGTCACCGGCGCGTTCTGCATGGTCATGTTGCCGCCGGAGACCGCGAGGAGCGTGCCGTGCTGCGCCGCGACCGGCGTGCCGCCGACCGAACAGGTCGCCGCATTCGTGCCACCGAGATTCTGGCACATGATGGCGTTACCCTTGTTGGCCGACGCTGCGAGCACCGAGGTGCCGCCCGTGGTCGTTGCCACGTTCGCGCAGCTCTCCTCCGCGTATGCCGCGCCCGCACCGATAGCGAACGCAATCGTGAACAGAAGTAGAAGCCTCTTCATCGTCCCCTCCCCTACTTCTTCGGCGACGAACCGGACCCGTAGGTCAGATTGTCGTCCCGCTCTTCGCCGAGCGGATCGGTGTCGTACTGGTTGCCGACCTCGGCACTGCCGCCGTCTCCGGCGTCCATCACGGTGCCACCGGTCAGGTTCTCGACGGTGGTGCGGAAGCCTGCGCGATCCTTCTGCGCCTGCCCCTCGTCCATTCCCGGCTCTTTCACCTTGCCTGCCATTGTCACTCCTCGTCGAATAGCTTGTTCCGCTCGCCGAGCGCGTCTGCCTCGGTGATGCGGAATTGCCTGGACTTCGCTTCCTGTGCTGCGTCGTCTTGTTCTTGCTTGGCTTCGAGCTCCGCCGCAGAGGGCCACAATGAGGAGCCGAGCGCGCCGCTCAGCTCCTCATTCCCATTGGGCCGCCCCCCAGCAGGGTGAACCAATTCATCGATGAACCGATCATCGGGTGGATTGGTCTGCTTCCCGAAACCGTCGGGATATTTGATCGGACCACCGTAATTGGTGGCCCGATGCTTCGTATCGTATTTCCAGTCCATTCCCATCGGGGATCCGAGCGGTCTGATCATCAGACCGCGGGCGGCACACCGATCATCTGGAAGCGGACCCAGCCGCTGAAGGTTCCCGTGGTTGCGGTCGTGGTCGGTGCCGTGGAGACCTTCAGGATGAAGGCGTTGGCCGCCGAGTAGGACTTCGGCACCAAACCGAGCACTCCGCTCGCTTGAGTGTAGACGATGCCGCCCGACTGCGGAGCCGAGGTGTTGGCCGTCATGAAGAGGTCGGCCGTGCCCGTGTCGCCGAGCTGGATCGCCGCGCCCGTGGACGTATCGATGTCCGGCACGTTCACCATCCACTCGAGCAGAATGACGCCCGCCGGGATCGTGCAGAGGTAGACGAGGTCGTTGATGATGAACCCCGCCGACGGGACGGTGAACTTGAACACCTGCGTGAAGTCCGACGCATCGGACGCGACGCGGTTCTGGTTCGCGTAGTTGTCAGCGTAGTAGATGGTTGCCATTTACCCTCTCCCTCACGCCGTCTCGTAGGACGACACGACGATGGTCGCGTAATCCTGGCTGTTGAAGACGGTCTTCTGGCAGCCCCAGATCATGCCCGCGGAAATGCGGAGCTGGTTTGCGCCGTCGAGAAGCTCCTCGGTCCACTTGACCCGAAGGGGCTTGCCGTCGGGGCCTTCCTCGCCACCGAAGGCGAGTGCTGCGGCCTGTGCGCCTACGAAGATACCGCGGCAGATCGAGGTCACGCCGACCGCCGCCGCGCCGAGCGCATTCGGTGCGCCCTTCGTGACGAGAGTCCCGTTGATCGCTAGCTGCACGGTGTTCTGGCTCGTGTCGCCGTACGGCACATGGGAATCCTGGTGGATGACCACGTTGTCGATCATGCCGATAGCCCCGGTGAAGATCGGGTTCCCGGTGATCTGCCCGCCCTGGAGGGCCGCACGGAAGATGTCGCCCCACTCGCCCTGCGTGTAGTTCTGCTTCAACGAGCGAACCTGCAGGGGGTGAAGGAAGAGAACGCCCGAGATCTCGACTCCCTTGATGACGACCGGCTTGATCGGGAACTGGAGGGTTCCCTGCGCCTTCGCGACCAAAGTCGGGATCAGGTCCACGGTGAAGACGTCGCCCTGGGCGAGAGTCGCCTCTGAGGCCCGTCCTGCGGCGAAGATCCAGTGGCTGGAATCCGGTGCCACCGGGGCCTGCATGCCGCTCATGTTGGTGCCCCAGAAGTTGGCGGCATTCGAGATGTACGTGTTTCCGCCGAGCTGGTTCAGAAGACCGTAGTCGATGGTCTCTTTCCACCAGTTGGCGAGTCCGACCTTCGCGACGTCCCGCATCGAGTAGGGCACGCGCTGTTGCGACATGCGCCCGACGAGGAGCTCGGCCTGGCGGAGCTGGTTAATTGTTAACGTGTTCTGGAACCAGGTGAAAGCGACTTCCTGGCCGGCCAGCACGCCGTCACCCGCAACGCCGGGGCCCTGCGGATTCGGGATGAGATCGTACTTGATGGTATCGCCCGGGCCCTTCATGGACTCGTCGAACATCTGTACGTAGTTGGTCTGATCTTTCGGATTCAAGCCGACTGCCATCAGCTTGGCAGCGACCGTGGAGCGGATCGCCTGGTAGAAGACGCGGTGGCTGTAGATTACTACAGCGGTTGCGTCCCCGGCGGGAACAACGGTTTCCATGAAACCACCTCACAACAACCCTGAGTCCCACCCATCGCGCCTGGTGGTGAGGCGGAAACCAGTCGTTCGAACCGGCCGTCTGGACGTTAGCCGCCGCCTTTTGGGTGGGGTGAGGCAGTGACCCCTGACACCGTATTCCTGCTCTAGGACAGCGCCACGATGAACGGCTCGACTTCAGAAGACCACAGGAAGCACTCGACAGTCAAGGAGGGCCGGGGCGGAATGCCCCGGGGGGGGGCTCGACTGCCGGTCGTTATCCCCTCCCCGAGGTGGCTCGGGAGAGCCGAAGACTCATCTCACTACGGATAACCCTCGACAGTCAAGGAGGCCCTGGTGTAGAGTCGAGTCTCACAGTTCGCGCTGTGAGGTTTGGGGTCACGGGGGCCTCGGGGCGTGGGGTTCCGGGGCCTTCCGTGTTTCCAGGTGCCCCAAAGAGGAGCGGCCCAGAGGCCAATCCCCTGAGCCGCTCACCGCCCACCAACAGCGCGGTGTCACTGAAAGCCTGATTCTAGGCTACTCTGCGGTCGCGACAAAGCCGGCCGTCGCGCTCCATGAGCCAAGGTGGCAGATCGCCGCATGGGCCCGACGCCACACGCTGATGGGAAGCTCCGGTGGAATCTCGCCCTCGTAGATGCCCAAGGGGGGCGGCGGTAAAGGCGCGTCATCATCGCAGTGGGGCGGTATGCGCGCCGCGACCCGCACGTACGGCAGTAACGCCTCTGTGAGCCGATCAACTTGCTCTTCTAGCTGGGTACATCGTTCACATGACATGGTGGATTCCCTCCTCGCTCACTCGATGGTCGCCACGAACCCGGTGATCGTCGCCGCGGTGTTGCTGTTGGAGTTGTTGACGAGCACGTTCGTCCCCGCGCCGCTGTCGAGCATCGCTCCGCTGATGAGGATCATGCCGCCGGCCGGTACCACGACTCCCGCGTCCGTCTGCCCCTGGAAACGGTAGACGAGCTGCGCGTCGGGGTTCAGGAGGAGCAGGATGTAGATGTCCTCGAAGGCATCGACTGTCGGGATCGTCGCAAAGACGTTCGGGAGGTCGACTCCCTTCTGGACGCTGATTGCCTGGACCTGCGTGACGACGGCGGACTGCTGGATGTAGGGCGACCCGGGGAGCGGGTGCCCGTCGATCGACGCCTCGATGATGATCTGTACCTGCGGCATCTACTCCCTCCTTACGGGATGAAGATCTGCGTGAGGTCGAAGTCCGATAGCTGCGTGCCCGCGGTGAACGTGCCGAGCTGCGCGCTGAAGATCCCGGCGTTCACGCCACTCGTGATCGGGCTCGGATCGATATAGGTAATCCGGGTCGTCACGTCCGGGAACTCCCCGGTCGGGTACGGCGCGGCGGCGACCTCGAGCGGGAGCGTCTGCGCGGAGTCGGTCGTCGACACGGTGAGTTGCATCTGGTTCGTAATCGAGTCGTACTGCGTGAGGAGCGAGAGCCCCCAGGTGTCCGACGACGGCGCGGCCCCCATGTAGGTGACGATCGGCGAGACGCTCGAGTTCATGATCTCGGTGATCGTCGCTTTCCAGAGCGCAATCGTCCCGTCGTTCTTGTAGGTCGCCGCGTAGCATTGGGAAGCGACGCCGAGCGACGTCTGCATGACGGCGAAGACGCCGTAGAGCGACTGGACGAACTTCACGCACGTCCGCGCGAGCACCGTGTCGTCGGTCACTCCCGCCGTCCAGCCCATCACGTCCATCGAGTCGAGCGCGGACGCCATGCTCGCGGCGTCCACCTGATGGATGAGCGATGTTACCTGCTCGAGCGTCTCGGCGGAACTTAGAACCGCGTTGACGGTAGCCGAATTCGTATCCGAGTGAACGTAGGTCCAGTCACCGAGCGCCATTTGCCGTGTCTCCTAGTCTGTGTAGATGTCGACGCCGTCATAGAGTTGATAGTGCCCAGGGACTCCCACACCCTCGATCCGGCCCGCGAGGCCGACCGTGTAGCCGGTCGTCAGGGGCGAGCTTGAGTCGGTGTAGCTGATGACGTCCACGAGCGTGGAGTAGTCGTAAGTCGAGGGGCTCGCGATCGGCCCATCCAGCGACACGATGAGGAGCATGTCTCCGGACACCGGGTCCGTCTGCCAGTTGAGCTGTATCGCGTAGACCGAGCCGAGCGTTGGGGTCGCGTAAGGTACCTGCGCGAGGCCGACTTCGCCGTTAGCCGTCACGATGTTGTTCTTGTGGAGGCTGCACGTCGCGCCCAGGAACTTCACGAGCGCGATGTAGGCTTGCCGGTTCGTCCCGATCGAGGTCTGCATCTGGCAAAAGACACCCATCGAGTCGTTCCCGCGTAGCGTCGGGTCGAACTTGTACATCGTGCGGATCCGCCCGCACTGTTGATTGACCGGCGCGAGCGAGTAGCCGACGACGTAGTTCGCGAGATTGGTCGTCGGCGTCTGAGCGAAGACGGCCCCGGAGAACGTTCCCTTGATCGTGTAGATAGAGTTGAGCGTCCAGACCGCGGAGTCGTCGGAGGCAATTGTCCAGTCGGCGAGTGCCATCAGCTTTCAAAGTCCTCATGCACGGCGAGGTTCGGTGTATCGCAAAGTTCGCTCTCGAAGTCCTCGTGAACCGCAAGAACGTTCGTCACGCAGAGAGTCCCCTCCCAGCGCTCGTCAACGAGAAGGGTCGACGGCACCGGATAGGTGCCTTCCCACCGCTCGTCCACGACGAGCACGGTCGGCGTCGGATAGGTACCTTCCCACCGCTCGTCGATGACGAGCGTCGTCGGGATGACGTAGGTGGCTTCCCATCGCTCGTCCACAACGAGCGTCGACGGCACCCTCGGAGGCATGCCCCGGCCAGCAACGAAGCCGACGATAGTGCCGATCTCGTCCGGCTGGTTCGCCTTCAGGTTCCCCGCCCCGACGTCCATGTACGTGCCGACGAGGCAGAGCATGCCGCCCGCGCCGATGTCGATGTCGGAGTCCGTCTGCCCCTGGAGCCGATAGGCGATCGGCTCCGTCTTGTTGATGAGGAGTAGGGCCTGGACGATCGGGAAAGCCCCGTGCGTGCCCCGGATGAGGGCATAGGTACCCGCCGCGGTCACGGGCGTCTTCACGTTCACGAGGTCGTACTGCGGGATATTCTCGAGTGTCACCTGGAAGGGCGAGCCGTCGATTGGACGGCCCGCCACGTCGCAGGTGATGTTGATCTCGATCGTTGCCACGAAGACCTAGCCGAGGCGCTCGAGCCAGCCGGGTGCCGTACGGTCCATCTCGTCGATGTAGCGGCCGAGCTCTTCCGACGGGATGTCGAGAAGCTCTTGCCTCGAGCGGATCGTTCGGGTCGCGGGCGGAGGAGGAGACGGCGGCACACTCGACAGGCTCCGAGACGCCTCGCGGAGTTCCACGGGGTTCCGAGGCGGAGGCGGAGGGGCCGCCGGCGACGGCGGCGCTGCAGCCGTAGCCGGACGGTAGCCACGCATCTGGGCAATCTCCCAGAGGCTCTCCGCGACGTTCCTGCCCGACAGCCTGGACGAGATGACGATCTCGTCACGCTTGGACGAGACGATTGCGTTCTTCGCCATTGCCTCGGCGACTTCGCGCTCGCTCCGGCCGTACTGCATGGCGGCCTGCCGGACGAAGTTCCCTTGTCCCGCGCGCTCCGCTTGCTGTGCGCTCCGGATGACGTTCTCCGTGACGACCGCGATCTTGCCGGTCTTCTCGGCTTCCCGGATCTCGTTCTCCTGCCACCAGACGACGGCGTCCCGGTAGTGCTTCCCGTTCGGGTTCGACGACTGGAAGGAGTTCTCCTGGTTGTTGATCTCCTGTATGAGGGCCGCCGTCTGGGACTGGGCTTCTCTCTGCTGGTCCCGCGCCCGGAGCTCGGCCATCTCGCGCTCTACCTTGGTGAGCGGGTCAGTCTCGTCGGCGAGCGGGACCGGAGTCTCCGCCGGGGGCTGCGTCTCGCGGTTGCCCATCTGGTTCCGGATCATCCGGAGCTCGGCTTCGATCTCGCCTTGGCGCCGTAGCCCATCGGAGCGCTCTTGATCGAGCCGGAGGCGAGCTTCCCGCTCGGTCTTCAGTTCCCGCTCGATCTCGCGGAGCTGTTTCCAGGTCGGTCGCTTCTGCGGCTTCGCCTCGTCCGGGTCCGCGTCGGGATCGACTTCGGCGTCCGGCGCTGCGGGCGGCTGCGCTTCGACTGCGGCAGGAGGCGCCGCTGGCTCCCCTGAGGGACTCTCAGGGGAGGGCGGCTCACCCGGGGTACTCGGAGGGATTTCCCCCGGAGTCGGTTCTGGGACGACGACCGGTGGCAGCGTCGGAGGCGGGTGCTCGACCGGCGTCAGCTTCTCGGCTTCATCTGCTTTCAGCCATTTCTCGAGGCTCGAGTCCTCGTACTCGGTCGTGGCGCCCATCGGCGTCTGTCCCAGATCTGCCATTTCTCACTCCTCCAAGTGGTTCTAGGTATCCGACCAGCTACTGCCCTTGTCGGGCTTTTGGGGAGCCGGGCTGTAGAGGTCGGACACACGGTGGGCGATGTCGACAATCGACTTCGATTCGTTGGTAGCGTGCTCGTCCGCGGCAAGCGCAGCGTCGTGCTGGTCGAGCCTGACTCGCTCGGCCTCGGCGAGGGCCGTGACGATGGTGTGGAAGTCGCGAGCGGCGCGGCCCTTGGTGAGCGATTCCGCCCGGCCGTAGAGTGCGGCTGCCTCGGCCTGTAGCTTCTGGATCTTCGCCTGCTGCTCGACCGGATCCCGCGGCTGTCCCTTGCCGGACGGGTTGAAGCCTGCCTTGATCATCTCCTGCTGGTGCTGCTGCTGCTCTTGGAACGCCTTCTTGATCGATTCCCGGGCGCGCATCGGTAGGTCGTAGACGAAGTCCCAGAGCTCCGGCACCCAGTTCCCGCTCCGCATGAGATTCGGCATGAGACCCATGATCGTTGCCGAGAAGCGTGCGCGGAGCGACGGGTCGTGCTCCGTGTCGTCCAAGTAGATCGCGTACATCCGCTCGAAGATCTTACGGTCGAGGCGCACGATGAAGCTGTCATACGGGTTTTGCCCGCCGTTTATCTGCCGCCCGTCCGCAATCACCTTGAGAAGGGCCTGCGAGATGAGGGCTTCCTCGATCCGGAATTCCTTCAGCGCATCGAATTCCTGCGCGAGTAGAACGAGCCCGGCGGCGAGGCGCTGGCGCTGTGTCCCTTGCTGTACGTTCCCGCTGTCGAGGCCGAGAGACGCCGGGACGAGCCCGGTCACGGTCTCCATCGACGATGTGCAGAACTGAAGGATGCCCATCGCCGTCTGCGGGATCTCGCCCTGCGGCTTCGGCATGATCTTGCCGCCGCTGATCGACCCCTCGGCGACGATCTGAGTCGTTCCGGGCTTCGAGTAGTTGTCCTCGAATTCGCGGCGGTGCTTCGCCTCGACGACGCCCTCTTCCATGAGGAAGCCGCTCTTCGCCTGCTTGCCGACGATCTCGATCAACTGATTGAAGAAC